TATTGCTTACCGGTCTTTGTGAGCCGACCAAGCTCCTGGCCTTTGCTCAACCGCCAGACCAAAAGACCACAACTGACATCTTGAATCGAATCAGGGAAGACCTTCACCCTGGCCAGCGTGAATTTGTTGACGATCAAAGCACTGAGATTATCGGCGTTTCTGCTGGTTATGGAGCAGGCAAGACCCGTGCTCTTTGCGCAAAAGCTGTGTTCATGGCCGCGGCCAATCAAGGCTTTACAGGCTGCGTTATGGAGCCAACTGGCCCATTGATTCGTGATATTTGGCAGACAGACTTTGACAACTTTCTAGAGGAATACGAAATCCCTTATACGTTTCGTGCTTCTCCGCTGCCTGAATATATTCTTCACTTAGAAAAAGACACCAAGCTTCTTTGCCGAAGCTTCGAGAATTGGCAAAGGATCATCGGGTCTAACTTTTCGCATGTTCTTGCGGATGAGGTGGACGTTGTTTCGCCTGGCATTGCAAGCAAGGCGTTCCCAAAAATCCTTGGTCGTTTGCGTGCTGGCAACGTGCGGCAGTTTGCGGCTGTGTCAACGCCTGAAGGCTTCCGTTGGATGTGGAACACGTTTGGCACAGAGGAAGCGCAGAAACGCCCTGATCGCAAACTTATTAGGATGCGTTCGGCAGACAACCCACACCTGCCCCAAGACTTCATTGAGCGGCTGCAAGCCAACTACGACCCAAGCCTGTTGCAGGCTTATCTAGAAGGCCAGTTCTGCAATCTCACGACCGGTCAGGTTTATGACCGCTTCGACCGAGCAAAGCACGTAATCACAGATATTCCCAACGTTGAAGATGAGCCCCTCCGCGTAGGCGTTGACTTCAATATTGGAAACATGTCAGCCGTCATCGCTGTCCGTCTTGGCAACCAACTATTGCTGATCGATGAGGTCAGCGGTGCCCATGACACCGACGCACTCGCTCAAGAAATACGACGACGTTTTCCCGACCGTCGCGTCTATGCCTACCCTGACGCATCAGGCGGTAACCGCAGCACGAACGCCAGCCAAACCGATATTCAAATCCTGGAGGGCTATGGCTTTACCAATCAATCGCCAAGATCAAACCCTCCCATCCGTGATCGGGTGGCTTCTGTTCAAGCTCTTTTGGAGAACGGCAAGGGAGAAGTAAGGCTTCAAGTTGCGGCTAACTGCAAGCGCACGATTGAATGTTTAGAGCTTCAGTCCTACACAGAGAAGGGCGATCCAGACAAAGATGCTGGGAATGACCACATGAATGATGGCCTTGGTTATTTGGTAGTCAGAGAATTTAATCCTCTTTATGCGCGTGCTGGTCGAGGCACTGGCATTAGGCTTTACTAAACTGAAGGGATTAGGCGGGGTTTTAACGTGTACTCAGGTTTTTCGGGCGGCAGGCAGCGGGTTGGAAGCGTTACTCGCGTCAACGACCCGAACACAGCCTGGGTAAATCAGGAGCCTCATTGGGAGCTGATTGAAGCTCTTTTACAAGGCACTTACGGCATACGCAAAAAACATCGCCGGTACTTGCCGCAAGAGCCAAGAGAGCTTGATGAGTCATATGACAACAGGTTGATCCGTTCAACATTGGCCCCGTATTACGTCAGGCTCGAACGAATGTTGGCGGGCATGTTGACCCGAAAGCCCGTCAGGTTGACAGACGTGAGCGACCTGATCACAGAGCAGCTTTTTGACGTTGATCTTCAAGGCAACGACCTAAACGTCTGGACCTATGACACCGCCAGGAAGTGCATCAGATATGGACATGTTGGCGTTCTTGTTGATGCCCCACAAGCAGGGTCTAATGGGCGGCCATACTGGGCAACTTATACGCCTCGCGACTTGCTTGGATTTAAGCAAGAGCTGATAGACGGAGAGCAAAAGCTGACTCAGCTTCGCTTAATGGAAAAGATTCTTGTCCCTGATGGTGATTACGGCGAGAAAGAAGTCGAGCAGGTTCGTGTCTTAACTCCAGGAGCATTTGAGATCCATCAGAAAGACGACAAAGGAGATTTCCGCGTTATTGATGAAGGCACAACCAGTCTTGATGAAATCCCGTTCGCTGTTGCTTATTCCAACCGCGTCAACGTGATGGAGTCGCGGCCACCAATGGCCGACATTGCAGAGCTAAACCTGAAGGCGTATCAAGTTCAATCTGATCTTGACAATCAGCTGCACTTGAGTGCTGTTCCTTTGCTTGCGTTCTATGGGTTCCCGCAATCCTCAGAAGAGGTAAGCGCCGGACCTGGGGAAGCAATTGCATTTCCTGCTGAAGGCCGCGCTGAATACATTTCTCCCCCTAGTCACGCATTTGGATCACAGTTCCAACGGCTTGAGCAGATTGCAATGCAGATCAACGAGCTAGGGCTTGCTGCTGTCTTAGGCCAAAAGCTTTCAGCAGAAACAGCTGAGGCCAAACGCATCGACCGCAGCCAAGGCGATTCCACAATGATGGTCATCGCCCAGCAAATGCAGGACATGATCGACAACTGCTTGCGGTTTCATGCGGAATACCTGCAAGAGCCACAAGCTGGTAGCAGCTTCGTTAATCGTGACTTCTTAGCTGCACGCCTAGAGCCAACAGAGATCCAATCACTGTTGCAGCTCTACACGGCAGGAACCATTACGCAAAGTACGTTGCTAAACCAGTTAGAAGCGGGCGAGGTTCTTGGTGATGAATTTGATGTTGAGGAAGAGCTAGAGGCCACACAGGTCGGCGGGTTGATTGAAATGGATCAGCCAACGTCACCGGCTAACCCTGTGATGCCTGAAGAGTCAGCCGAGCCTGAAGATCAACCTGAAATCCCTAGCTGATGTTTTGGAACAGACCCGCACGAAAACAACCAGAACCTGAGCCTGAGTCAAGGCAACAGGTTCTTTATTACGCGCAAACACCGCTAGAGGGCGATCTATTCGCTGTCATCCGCGTGACCTGGCATGAGAAAGGAATGCCGATTGGGGTTGTTGAGTCGCAGCTAAGGGAAGACGATGAAGACGCTATTCCTGAGTTTGGTCAACTTGTAGGGGAAGCCTTGAGAGGTGGCGCAGATGTCTCAATTATTTGCGGCGAACCTCCTGAAGCAGTAGGAATTAAAGAGCCATGACAACACCAGCGGAGCTGTATCGGAATGCCATCGATCTCAACCGCTTTAGCAACAGCGTGGCAAAAAGAATTGCCATTACATATAACGATCTTATTTTGGATGCTGTTGATCAGCTCCGTGGGATTGATGAGCTTGCGGCGCCTGTTAAAGCTGCACGGCTTCGGGCGATCCTTGCGCAACTGAAGGGGTCACTTGATAACTGGGCAGAGGCCAGCACGTTGCTTGCGGTTGAAGAGTTGCAAGGGCTAGCCGTATTGCAAGGCGAATTTGTGACCAGTGAGCTGGCCAAGGCATTGCCTGTTGAGCTGGCGAATCAGATTAGAAGCGTGCAGATCAGCCCGCAGTTTGCGCAAGCGGTGGCCACTGTTGACCCAACCGCTTTAAACGTTGTTACGTTAAGTGACGATCTTCAAGCTGCGGTTACTGGGGCTCCTCAAGCGTTTCGTTTGACAGCAGCGCAGGGTTCAGTCATTACGTTGCCCAACGGCAAGGTGCTTGAAAAGTCATTTCGAGGCTTGGCTGAATCTCAAGCTGACCTGTTCAGCATGACGGTCAGAAATGGATTATTGACGGGCGAATCAACGGATAAATTGGCGCGTCGATTAAAAGGTCGCTTACGGTTTGGCCAGCCTGCGATGAGTTTGCGTCAGATGGCTCAAGCCGGTGGCGAAGTCACAGCCGTGGCCAATCACCAGGTGATGGCTTTAGTCCGCACAAGCATCAATCAAGTGGCTAACGCTTCAAGCCAACAGGTTTACGAAGCCAATCAAGATGTGACCAAAAAGTACCGATATGTGGCCACGTTGGATAGCAGAACGTCGCCCATCTGTAGGTCGTTGGACGGCAAGGAATTTGTGTACGGCAAAGGGCCAGTTCCGCCGCAGCATTTCAATTGCAGATCGGAAGAGCGTCGTGTAGGGAAAGAGTGTAGATCTCGGTGGTCGCCGTATCATTAAAAAAAAAA